CAAAAATAGAATGGACAGGATTATGTCTAAGGAGCCAGAGACAATCGAATGGATAAATTCTTTTGAAAAGGACAGTGTGTTCTTTGATGTAGGTGCCAACATAGGTATATACACGCTGTACAGTGCCGTGGTGCGTGAAAACACTGTTTATTCTTTCGAACCACATTCTGCAAGTTACAAAAATTTATTAGACAGCATCAATTTGAATAAACTCGAAAAGTGTCAGGCATACTGTATTGCATTGAGTAATCAAATATCATTAAGCACTATCAGTGTTAAAAATATGCACGAAGGTGTGGCTGATAACAGGGTAGGACAGCGTGGCGACTATTATCATGGATGTACAGAAATGCATTTGGACTATTTGGTAGGCAAAGGTGTATTGCCGCAACCAAACTATATTAAGATAGATGTTGATGGTTTCGAAGATAAAGTTATCAAGGGCTCTCTTGCAACACTGCAGAAATGTAAAAGTTTTTTAATTGAGATTGACAACAAACACATAAGTTATGTACAAAAACTCAAAGATCTAGGACTAACATTAAAGTCACAACACAAACGTAACGAAGAAGAATTTAACTATATTTTTGCTAATGACTAAAAATTTAATTGTTCAGTTTTTCGTATCGGTGGAAAAATATTCAGATCCAACATACAATCAGATAGGGATCAACGAAGAACTTTACAAGTACAGCACAATATCTGTTAAGCAGTATGCAAAAAGGATTGGTGTTGATTACAAATTAATTACTGAACCAAAAATAAACTGGGTACATCCAACATTTGAGAGATTCGATCTTTTCTTCAACGACGAATGGTGGAAACAGTATGACAATATACTATATCTTGATACTGACGTGATTGCATGGCCTACTGCACCAAATGTGTTTGAAGAGTATCCATCAACACATTCATTCAAACCTGTGTTTGATAGAATCGCGAGGAAGAACACGTTAGAGTATCATAGACAGAGAGCAAACGGAACTTGTTTAGAAAAGTTTGATGCAAGTGTCCTAAAGGCAAACAGATTTAATGCAGGTGTTTTTATGCTGAACAAACACTGTGTAGACATGATGAGACCTTTCCTTGATTACAAAAATATCAAAGGTGATGACAACGAACAATTAATATACGCCATGCTTGAGTCAGAGGTTGAAGTTGATAAAATGGATTGGAAATATAACAAGAAAAACGGAACTAACTGTTACTTTGGACATGCGGCAGGCCAACAGAAATTCCGTACAAAATACGATATGTTAGAAAAAGCAAAAGAAATTTTTGATCATTCGCTGTAGAAACATTTATTCTCCCTATATTTCATAATAAAAAGATTAAAGGTAATGCGGTTTGTATTTTGATTGCTTTCGTAACTGTGCCATGTTTTATTCTGTGCACCACAAAATACAAAGGTTGAGTTTGGCTTCCATTCTGCTTCTTTTACAAAAGCATCTTCGTGCTGTTGTGTATACATTTTAGTACCGATGTTTCGTTTTGGAGAAATGTATGTAACAGAACTCCAGGTCTTCTCCAATCCTTCTTGATGTATGTAGAACTTGTAGGGCAATGGCGGAGTGATGCTGATATGGGCATTGATTCCTAGTCTACTGTATTGTCTGTGTGTAGGATACATTCCATGTAATTCTTTTAGATTTTGAAAGATGTTTTGGCATACATCCAATGTCTCATCGTAAAAATCTATACCGTAGTCTCTATATTCTGTTGGGTGTATGTGTATTAACTTATCTGTCTTGATGTGTGATAATTTCGATAGGCTTACATCGGTTAGTTTTTTAAAAGTTTCATCGTCAAACGTATCGTGCAGGATCTGATGGGGCCATGGATCCAGTAAAGCCTTGGTCTCTAGGCATTTATCTATAAAGCGTTTTCCTTGACTCATTCTATTTCCTCTACCGGCACAGTGCAAAGTTTTTCTAGTATTACACCTCCGTTTACATTTATATAGTTGGTGCTGTTCCATTGATCACATAAGACTTGGTACCAACCCCATTCCATTCCAATAAGTTTTTTATCTTCATACAATTTGTTTGCGTTGCTACATTTGTCTCGTGGATGGAAAATCATATTGTCCCAAATATTATAATGACATCTCGGTCTGCTTTTGTGTTTGTATTCTTCAATGTCAGACAACGGTTTTGGCAATTTCCAACTTTTTTTTTCGCTTGCAAAATTTCCAAACCCGATTACTGTTCCTTGCTCGGCTAGTTTAATGTATTTTGAAAAATCCACTTCAGATGAAACTATTGTATCATACCTTAATCTTATTATTGTCTTGTATTGAGGTGGGATAGATTCAACCAAAGCACAGTGTCCTAATATTTGTGTGGCACTTGTCCGTGTTTGTTTCTCTCGATATAAACGTTTTATTTTTCCGTTCTCTTTTACTAAATTAAGAAACATGTTGCAAGGGGGCGGTGTAACATCTAGCATTGGGTGATAGTCAAAGATTGGTTCGTTAAATGTGTAAAGGGGCTCAACATCTGGTAGTGCTCTGTCATTCCAGGTATGAAAAAATATGGGATAAGGAAATATTGATTTTATTCTATCAATGATAATTTTGTAATTTTTATCTATAATACCGGATACACAGACAGCAATCATTATGCACTAAAAAGATTTATTAATTCTTTTTTCCAGTCATCGCCATACTCACAATCTCGGTAACCATCAAACCATGGCCCGCCTTCTGTGTAGTGTAATACTTTTGGTGTGCCGTCTCTGGGTTCTTTGTACCAACCCACTAGCCAATTGTATTCTAAAGGCAATGATCCTATTTCGTTATCATCTAACCAACTGAATCTGTGTAAGAACTTTGGTGATTCTTCATTTAGTAAGTCTGGTGTCAGTATTTTGTTTTTTGGATGTTCACAGTTCCACAAAACCATGCTTGACCAGTTCTTCCTGGGATATGATGTTTGAACCTGTCCATCCATTTTTGTTGTCTCTTTTGGAGTGTAGTCATGTTGTACAACGACAACTGCTTTTGAGTCGTCACAGTATTTCACAAGTTCGTGACTTGGTATCTTCCACAAGAAGTCGCAATCACAGAACACTGCCCAACCTTTAAAGTCATTCATGTATGGCACGAAGAATCTAGTGAATGTGAACTCTGTTGATGCCAACTTGTCCACTGGCCTGGTGTAAAGTCCTTGATCTCGCATCTGTTTTTGCTTGAGGGGGATAACTTCTGCTGATGGATCTCTACGCTTGATACTATGCTCACACACTTGGTATGCTATATCTTCTCTGCTGTCATGTCCTACGTAAATTTTCATTTTCTTCCTGATACTATTTGGTGTATGTCTTTCCAATTACTTACACGTATAACATCAGGATGATTAAAGTCTTGATTGAATGGATGGTCTATTAATATAGGCTTTAAACCGTATTTGAGCCCCAGTACAGCGTTGTCTGGCTTGTCCTCGACCCAATATAGTCCAGTATCATGAAACTCCGCTAATGCACTGTTTTTGTCTGCTCCAGTGCCCAGTATGTGGTAATTTGTGAATATATGTTCGCCAAATAGTTCTCCTAATCTTTTCTTACGCAACTCCTGTCCCGGAACGTCTGATGTTTGAGATGTTATGGGAATAAAGGTCCAACCTTCAGCGGCCATCAGTTTGACCCATGTTTGTGATTCCAACATTGGTCTCTGTGTGCCCATCCAAGCACTCCTGTTGAACTCTCTTATCTCTTGTTTGATTAGATCCTTACTTACACCATATCTAGTGGCCATATCGTATTCCTCATACATATCTGGCAACTGTTTGTATGGATAATACCTCACACCTTTTTTGTTAAAATATGATCTCAATGACATCCACTTTGTGAAATGGTGTTCCCATTCCAACAGCACACCGTCTACATCTGTCAGTATTATTCTATTTGATATCTGCATCTTCCATTCCTGCTACCCTCAGTTTAACAATGTTTGTGATCTGCCATTGCTTCTGATCTAGTCCCTTGGTGATGCCTAACCATTGATTACGTATTAATGCAAAATCATTAATGATCTTGTCCATGTCGACTACATCGTCTTCGCCGTCCACATACTTCTCTGCGTCTCTGCTTGACAATGCTCTGTTGTAATTTTCTAGATATTTTCTGAAAGTTTTAGATCTTAGTCTACGTAATTCTATGTTTAGGTATTCTAGTATTGCTTCTAATTGTTGTAGTTGACTGAATCTTTCCTCTACTATGCCTGGTAATGAGGCACTGGCCCTCTCTAGGTTACCGTATATCTTGCACTGCTTTTTTGCTTCAAGTAGTTCTTTGTCAAAGTATGCTACACAATCTGGTATTTTATCTAGATTTCTGCTTACTTCGTTGTACCAATTAATCATCTTCACCGTATCCGTCTGACTCTTCGTCTTCCTCGAACACAGTAGCAACGGCTTCTTCTAATTTTGGATCGAGCTCCGCAGATCCTTTCAGTACGTCATGCTCCACACCAATGTCCTCTAGGCTTTTAATGAAGTCTATGGCACAATCCAGTTTCTGTCTTTCAGGAACGTAGTGTGTTATGGAGTTCCATAGCCTTTCGATGTCCTCGTGTGTAAAGTCTATCATTACTCTTCTTTTTTACTCTTTGCTTTTGTTTTTGTTTCTACTTCGATAGGGGCATCGGTATCCTCCATTTCGGTGGGTACCTCTTCTTTGAATTCTGCCATTATCATATCTAATTTATCGCCAACCCATGCTTTCCTGAAGTCTATGTGTTCTTTACCCGCTTTATCAACATACTTCAGTCTATTTCCTGTTTGAACTAATAAACCTTTTTTCTCAAACAAGTCTACAAGACCACTGTACGGATTCATTCCCGTTTCATATGGAATCTTAACCTGTACACCTTCAAACGGTTTAGCATATCTAGTTTTCATAACTTTACAAGCGGCTCTAATACCTCTTACATCTGAAACTTTGTTACCTGCTTCGTCTTCTTTAAGTTTAAGTTTTTTCATTGCAACCACAATACTTGATGCATAGATAAACCCTTGTCCGCCCGATATCTTGTCATCTGGATCAAACATATCCTGTGATGCGTATGTGTGATTGGTTGCTATAAGTCCTACATTCCAACTTCCGAACATGTTCACACAGTTTCTCACAAGTGCTGTCAAGGCTTTAGGCTTTCTACCCAAGTCACCTTTCATGTCACCTGCTTCAAACTGATTTACATCTGTTGGTGTAAGCATCATACCCAGACTGTCTATAACAAATAGTACTTTAGGTGCACCTTCTTTGTTGTCTGCATGTTGCTCTTTGTAACCTTTCATGAATTCTGAAACGGTCTTCGCAACATCATCAACCATCGACATGCTTAATTTTAAGAGTTTGTCTTCTGATGTGTCTACTTTCAATGCCT